TACAAGCAATGGAAGTAAATATATAAGTGGAACAAGTTCTGCTTATGGCGCTACTTATGGGTCAGGAAATGTTATTGGTGTTGCATTAGATTTAGATTCTGGTACAAAAACAATTACATTTTATAAAGACAATATAAGTCAAGGTTCTATAAATTTACCAACTTCAAGTGAAGCGTGGATAGTTGCTACTGATTATTCAGAAGCAGGTACGCACTCCATCAACTTCGGTCAACGCCCCTTCACCTACACACCACCCACAGGCTTTGTTGCACTGAACACGCAGAACCTGCCTACGCCTACGATTTTGAAGGGCAATCAGTATTTTGATGTGATGACCCGCAGCGGAACTGGCGCGACTTACACAAAAACTGGGCTTGGATTCCAGCCAGACTTCGCATGGACGAAGTTGCGAAACACAGCTTACAACCATTATTTGCAGGATTCAGTACGCGGTGTTGCGAAGCAATTGAGTTCCGACACTACAAGCGCAGAACAGTCTATTGCGACAGCCTACACATCATTTAACTCTGATGGCTACACGCTTGGAAACAGCACGGCTGTTAACGATGCGCTGTATACCTATGTTGATTGGCTTTGGAACGCTGGCGGCTCAACTGTAACCAACACCACTGGAACAATCTCATCACAAGTAAGAGCAAATGCAACTGCTGGCTTTAGCGTGGTGACATTTACTGCGCCAGCATCAGGAAATTTTTCTGCGGGTCACGGGTTAGGTGTAACTCCGGGTATGGTTATTACGAAAGTGCGTGGTAGGGCTACATCATGGATTACTTGGCACAATCGACTTAATAGCGGTTCGCCCGGAACTTCATATTATGTTGAACTTAATACAGCAGGCGCTCAAGCTAGTTTTGCAAGTGTATGGGGTTCAACAGGAGTTACATCAAGCGTTATTGGCATGGGCGTTGGCGCTTCATGTGCGGCAAGCGATACTATAGTAGCCTACTGCTTTGCCGCAGTAGCTGGCTATTCAGCATTTGGTAGTTATACCGTTAACAATTCGGCAGACGGACCATTTGTTTATCTTGGCTTCAGAGCAAGGTGGATTCTGTTTAAGAACATAGGCGCATCAACTTGGAATTGGATGATTGTTGACACCTCTAGAGACACCATTAACACCGTGAACTCTAGACTTTTCCCAGACCTTTCAAATGCTGAGTCATCAACGGCTTCTCCATATTTAGACATTACCGCCAACGGCTTTAAGATTCGCACAACAGGCGGTCTATTTAACACAGAAGGCCCTGTACTCTATGCCGCATTTGCCGAAAACCCATTCAAATACGCTTTAGCGAGGTAACCCATGTTTAAACACAACGACACAGTAATCCCACTCGATACTCCATTCACCATTGATGGAACGTCATACCCTGCCAACTGGCTACGCTTGACCTCTATTGAGGAAAAGAACGCTGTCGGCATCACAGAGGTGGCAGATGTGACTGCCACATACGATGACCGCTTTTATTGGGGCGTAGACAATCCCAAGCAATTGGAAGACATCACAGTCACGCCAGACCAAGGTGACCCATACACACAATATGGACTCAAACACCAATGGATTGCACAGGTCAAAGACACCGCAAACAAACTGCTTGCCCAGACCGATTGGATGGTAATTCGCAAGGTTGAGCGTAGCGTGGATATACCCGCTGATACTGTGACATACAGGGCGGCAGTGATTGCTGAATGCACAAGGCTTGTGACTGCCATCCAAGGTTGTGCTGATGTACCTGCTTTGATTGCTGTGGTAACTGCACAAGGATGGCCTGTAAATGAGTGAAAAACTAATATCTGAAACAGAAGCTAAACTTATGACACACGAAGAAGTTTGTGCTCAACGATATGCTTCTATTCAACAATCATTTGAAGCTGGCGATAAACGTATGACAAAGATTGAATATCTTTTATATGCCGTAATAGCAGCAGTGTTATTTGGGCCGGGTGTAGCAGCAGAGTTTGTTAAAAATATTATAGGAGTATAAAATTGACCCTTTTACAATTGCGTTCACTGCCCTCGCTGCTATTAAACAAGGCGTTGCATTTTATAAAGATGCTAAAGCAGCGGGTAATGATGTTACTAAAATAGCAAAAGAAATATCAAGTTGTATAGGCAACTTCTTTAATGCACAAGAACAAGTTAAACAAGTAATAGAAGAAGAAAAGAAGAAACCTGCAAAAAGTTTAAAAGCACAAGCATTAGATAACATATTAAACCAAATAGAACTAGAAAGACAAGCAACAGAACTTAGAGAGTTTTTAATTTATCAAGTAGACCCAGAATTAGGTGCAGTGTGGAGTAGATTTGAAGAAGAATATGCAAGATTAGAGGAAGAACAAACACAAGAAAGGCTTATAGCAGAACGTAAAGCAAGGGAAGCATTATGGCAACGAAGAAAACTAATAAGCTCCCTACAAGACAAAGCCCTACAAATAGGAGCAGTGAGTCTGATTACTATATACCTCCTCCTTCTGTTTTGGTTAATAACAATAGACAGGAAAATAAGATGGGGTTTTTAATTGGTTTAATTGTAATGGTGTTTATATTTGTAATAATGTTGCCTATAATTGGGTTTATGTTAATGGATATTAACACTGTTAGGCAAGAAGTACATTATGAAGTAAAAAAAATAGAACAACTTCGTAAAGAGTTAGAACATGAAAAGGATAAAAAATGATTCCAATTATAGGTGCATTACTAGGAACACTTGCAGAGAATGGTCTAGGACTATTGTCTAGTGCAATACAAGCTAAGGGTAAAGATGTTGTAGAAAAAACTTTAGGTGTAAAGATTCCAGATAATCCTAGTGCTGAAGATGTAGCTAAACTTCGTGAATTACAATATGCACATGAAGAACGGCTGTTAGAACTTGGCATTGAGAAGGCTAAGATGGAACTTGCTGAACTTGAGATGTTTGCTAAAGCTGCACAAAACGAAGAAGATAATGTGTCTAATCGTTGGAGTGCAGATATGTCATCTGACTCATGGTTATCCAAGAACATACGTCCTATGAGCCTTATAGCCATTTTTACAGGCTACTTTGTGTTTGCTATGATGAGTGCCTATGGTTTGAATGCAAATGAGTCTTACGTGTCTTTGCTTGGTCAGTGGGGAATGCTTATAATGGGTGCATATTTTGGTGGTAGAACAATAGAAAAACTAGCTGATTTAAGGAGTAAGAAATGAGTCTATCAGATCACCAAGCAGCTTTCTTGTTAGACATGTGTAAGCTTATTCAATATGCTACAGAACAAGGTTTTAAAGTGACAGGTGGAGAACTTGCACGTACACCAGAACAACAGGCTATTTATTTTAAGACAGGCCGTAGTAAGACAATGAACTCTATCCATTTAAAGCGTTGTGCGATGGATTTAAACTTCTTTAAAGACGGTAAGATCATTTGGGATAAAGAAATTATTGCACCTCTTGGTCATTATTGGGAAAGTCTCCACCCTAAAAATCGTTGGGGTGGTAATTTTAAGTCACTTGTAGATTGTCCACACTTTGAAAGGAACGTTTAACATGCCAATGAAAAAAGGAAGTAGTAATAAAACAGTTTCAGAAAACATTCGTAAAGAAATGAAACAAGGTGTTCCACAAAAGCAAGCAATTGCTATAGCTTTAAGTAAAGCTGGTAAGTCCCTACCTAAGCGTGGTCAACGTACAGCTAAGAATAAAAGTAAAAAATGAAAATGGCATATGTTGAGTGGGAGGATGCATCTGATTTAGATGATACTCCTTGGACAACACATGATGATTTTATATACGAACCTGTAATGGTAAGTCAAATAGGATACGTTCTATATGATGGGCCTGAAGGGTTAGTATTAACATCCTCTTATATTGCTGATGGCACTGTTGGGTGTCGTACACAAATACCACGAGGCATGATTCGTAACATAACTATAATTGATGACAATGACTGATAGAACTAAATTCTTAGATGGTAGCGGTAAACGTGTTATCCTTGGTTTGTTCAAGGAGTTTGCTCGTGTAGATGTAAAGTTTAAACCTGTATACACGTTACAACACTGTAAGGATATATTCTTAGAGTGTCGTGACCCCTCTGAATATTCTGTTGCTATGGCACTACTAGGTGATTGGGAACACTGGCAAGAAGTACGTAATCACCCCATAATTAAACCACACGTAGATAAATGGCAAGCAGAGTTAGCAGTGAAGTTACAGTCTGAAGCAATTGCACAAATGAAACAACATGCACGTCTTCCCGGTGGTACAGCAGCCGCTAAATGGCTTGCTGAGAAGGGTTATGTAGATGGCGGTGTTAAGAAGCCTGTAGGTCGCCCTAAAGAGGTTAAAGAGGTTATAGCACCCTCTACAGGACGTATAGCAGGAGATATGGCTAGGCTTGGTATTGTTGTAGGAGGAAAGAAATAATGCCTTACATGACCGCAGGGAAAAGAGACTATAAGAAACAACAAGCCTATGATGGTAAACCATCTGTTGTTAAAGACAGGGCTAAACGTAATGGTGCTAGACGTAAACTTATGGAAGAAGGTAAAGTTAGCAAGGGTGATGGTAAAGATGTAGACCATAAGAAACCGCTTAGTAAAGGTGGTGGTAACAAGAGAAGTAATTTACGTGTTACTAGTAAGAGTAACAATAGAAGTTTTTCACGCACTAAAACAGGGAAGATGAAGTGAAGAAAACTACTAAATCTAAAGTTAATGCTGCTGGTGTGTACACAAAACCTACAATGCGTAAAGCCTTGTTTGAGCGCATTAAGGCAGGTAGCAAGGGTGGCGACCCCGGTGAATGGAGTGCTCGTAAGGCACAACTCCTTGCTAAAGAATATAAAGCTAAAGGTGGAGGTTATAAATCATGAGTAAAGGTGTTAAACATTATTTACCTAATGGTAAAGAATATACTGGGCCAACACACAAAATGGGTAGTGCGTTACACACTGGTGCAAAACATACAGATAAAAGTCAAAAACTTAGTCATACACCCCCTAAGAAAAAGAAATGAAGAACCCACAACAATCCTTAAAAGATTGGACTGCTCAAAAATGGCGTACCTCAGATGGCAAACCATCTAAAGGTAAAAAACGTTATTTACCAGATTCTGCTTGGAAGGCATTGTCTCCAGCAGAAAAAGCAGCAACAAATAGGGCTAAAGCCAAAGGTAATGCTAAAGGTAAACAGTTTGTTGCACAACCTAAAAATATAGCTAAGAAAACAGCTAGACACCGTTAGTAAAGGCACATTATGTTTGTAATAGAATTTGTGTTATGTTTGTCGTTAAATAACTGTATTGCACCAATTGTGGATAAACCCCGTAGCAGACACGAAACATACGAAGCATGTATGCAAGTTGCCTATTACAAAGCATTAGAACTATATATGATGAACCAACGACCTGATTTAACAGTTAGTTATAAATGTATACCAGAACAAATTGGAGATAATGTATGATTAAGAAAGGTTCAGAAACATTTTCTGGATATAACAAACCTAAACGCACACCAAGTCATCCTACTAAAAGTCACGCAGTGCTGGCTAAAGTAGGGGACAAAGAAAAACTTATTCGCTTTGGTCAAAAGGGTGTATCAGGCAGTCCTAAAAAAGAAGGTGAGTCTGAATCCTATCGTAAACGTAGAGAGAGTTTTAAAGCTCGACATGCAAGCAACATTGCTAAAGGCAAAATGAGTGCTGCATATTGGGCAGATAAGGTTAAGTGGTGACTGAAAAAGAACTGGTTAAACAGGCAGCAGAAGCTGATCTTTTGACGTTTATTAAACTAATTGCACCTCATCGTATGCTGGGTGCAGTGCATGAGGAATTGTGTTCATGGTGGAGCAGAGAAGACGCTAAGGACAACCAACTTGTCTTGTTGCCACGTGACCATCAAAAAAGTGCAATGATCGCTTATAGGGTTGCTTGGTGGGTTACTAAGCACCCTGAGACTACAGTGTTGTATGTGTCTGCTACAGCTAACTTGGCTGAAAAACAACTTAAAGCTGTTAAGGATATATTCTTATCAGACATATATAGATTCTATTGGCCTGAGATGGTTAATGAGATGGAAGGTAAACGAGAGCGTTGGTCTATGGATGAAATCTCTGTAGATCACCCTAAGCGTAAGGCAGAAGGTGTTCGTGATGCTACAATTAAAGCAGCAGGTATTACAGCTAACGTCACAGGGTTACATTGTAATGTAGCTGTGCTAGATGACGTTGTAGTGCCTGATAATGCTTATACACAGCTAGGTAGAGATCAGGTTAGAGCATTCTACTCACAACTATCTTCAATTGAATCTACAGGTGCTAAAGAGTGGGCTGTAGGTACTCGCTACCATCCCGGAGACTTGTACAAAGACATGATGGAAATGACTGAAGTATACATGTCTGATGACGATGAGACAGAGATTGAGAATGAAGTGTATGAAGTATTTGAGCGTGTAGTGGAAACAGGTGGTGAATTTCTTTGGCCTAAACAACGTAGAACAGATGGTAAAACATTTGGCTTTGATGCACGAGAGTTGGCACGTAAGAAAGCTAAGTACTTGGATGTAACACAGTTCTATGCTCAATATTACAACAACCCTAATGCTGTAGAAACACAACTTATTGATCGTAGTAGGTTCAACTATTATGAACGTGATAAGATTGAAAACTTTAGTGGAGCGTGGTATTTTGGAGACAAACTTTTACACATTTATGCTGCTATGGATTTTGCTTATTCTATTGGCACAAACTCTGACTACACTGTTATTATGGTGGTTGGAGTAGATGAAGATAATAATTTTTATGTCTTAGATATTGACAGATTTAAAACTAATAAAATATCTGTTATGTATGATAAGGCTGAACTTATATATCGTAAGTGGAAATTTAAAAAGATGCGTTGTGAAGTAGTAGCTGCACAGCGTCTTATTGTTGGACAATTTAAAGATTATATGCGTAGTCAAAACATTGTATTTACAATTGACGAATATAATCCTCCTAAGAATATGCGTAAAGCAGAACGCATTGCTACAATCTTAGAACCACGTTATAGTAATAACCAGATATGGCATTATAAAGGTGGTAATTGTCAGACATTAGAAGAAGAATTAATGATGAACAATCCTGAACATGATGATATTAAGGATGCATTAGCTTCTTGTATTGAGATTTGTAAAGCACCTATGTCGAATCGGACATGGGGAAAGCGCACTAATGTAGTCGCTTTTAATTCTAAATATGGTGGCGTTTCTTATTAAAGGATATAATAAATGAACGAGAATGTACAAGTAAGTTATAATGATGACAGCTTAGCTAATAAGATTGCTGACATGTGGATGCGGTGGGATACAGCACGTAGTGTATGGAAAACTGACCAACAAGAGTTGCGTAATTATATCTTTGCAACTGATACACGTAAAACATCTAATAGTAAACTACCTTGGAAGAACTCCACTGTAACACCTAAATTGACACAGATTAGAGATAATCTACATGCCAATTATATGGCTGCATTGTTTCCATCTGAGAATTGGTTTTTCTTTGAGGCTACTAATAAAGATAAAGACCTAGCAGCTAAAAGACAGGCCATTGTAAACTACCTAAAACAGAAACTAAAAGCATCTAACTTTCAGTTGTTGGTGTCACAACTTGTATATGATTATATTGACTTTGGTAATGTAATTGTTACTTATGATTATGTACGAGATGTTATTAGTGATAAAGAAGGTAATGTAGTTAATAGATATATTGGCCCTAAAGCCTATCGTATTAATCCTAATGACATTGTATTTAATCCATTAGCTGAAGACTTTAGTAAGACTCCTGTTGTACGAAGAATGCTAAAATCAATTGGCGATCTGATGACAGACCTAGAAACAAAGCCCAACCTTAACTACAGCAAAGCAGTTGTAGATAAGGCTATTTCTTTCCGTCAAAACTATAGGGATGACCCTGAGTTTAAGAAAGAAGTTAACATGGCTATTGATGGTTTTGGTAGTGCTGATGAATATTTAGAAAGTGACATGGTTGAGTTGTTGGAATTCTGGGGTGACATTTATGACCCAGACACCAAGACACTGTTGCGTAATCAACTCATTACAATCATTGATCGTAAGTGGGTGTTGCGTAAACAACCTAATCCGTTGTGGACAGGTAACAAACCTATGCATCATTGTGGTTGGAGATTGCGTACAGATAACCTGTGGGCACAAGGCCCATTAGACCAGTTGGTAGGTATGCAATATCGTATTGACCACCTTGAGAACTTGAAGGCAGACGTGTTTGACTTGATTGCCTACCCTGTCATGGTGATCTATGGTAACACTGTAGAGGAGTTTGAATACGAACCCGGAGCTACAATCTTTGTGGGAGATGAGGGTAAGGTAGACTTCCTTCGTCCTGATGCTACAGCGTTGCAAGCAGACATGCAGATTGCTGAACTGATGGGTCGTATGGAGGAACTAGCAGGTGCTCCTAAGCAAGCTATGGGTATCCGTACTCCCGGTGAGAAGACCAAGTATGAAGTGCAAACCTTGGAGAATGCTGCTGGTCGTATCTTCCAAAGCAAGGTAAGTTGGTTTGAACGTAACATTCTAGAACCTCTGTTGAATGGTATGTTGGCTGAAGCTATCCGTAACTTTGAAGGTGTAGAACGTATTCGTGCCATTGATGAGCAGTATAACACAGAAAGCTTTGTAGAGATCAGTAAAGCAGACTTGATGGCAGAAGGTAAGATTTATCCTATTGGAGCACGTCACTTTGCTGACCAAGCTAGGTTTGTACAAGAGTTGACACAAACTATCAATGCTGTACAAAGCATCCCCGGTGTGGCTGCACACATGTCTGGTAAGGCTATTGCCAAGGCTCTAGAGGAGAACTTGGGATGGCAGAACTACAAGATTGTACAGGATAATGCTTCTGTATTTGAAGCAGCAGAGACACAACGATTGATGAATCAAGCCTCTGAAGATGTACAAACTGAAGCTGCTGTAGACCCTATGGGTATGCCTATTGACATGGAAGAAGGAATGCAGTAAAATGAATAAACTATTACTTAATAATAAACCTATAGATAGTACTAATGAAGAATTTATTAAAGCTTGGAATAATAGTAGTTATGTATTTGAAGCTTTATATAAGACATTAACTAGTATGTCTGAGGATATTAATAATGTAAAGAAGGATGACTTTGACTGTCCTAACCATTATGCTAAGCTTAGCTACCAGATGGGACAGACAAAAATGATTGATTTTGTACTATCTTTGTTACCTGATTCTGCCAAAGGGTAACGTTTTTCAAAAACATGACACTAAGGCAGTCAACTTTTTAGGAGAGATTCCGCATGACCAATGCAACAATTTTCGGTGGCTCTGAAGACAACCAGAACACCAATACACCCACAGCGACAACTGAGGGACAGCTTTTTACCGCACTTGTTGGTGAAACGCAAAAATACAAAACACCAGAAGAATTGGCTAAAGCTTACACAAATGCTGACCAGTTTATTGAAACCTTGAAAGAGGAAAATCGTAAACTACGTGAGCAAACTATGGCAGCTAAAACAATTGATGATGTTTTGGAACGTATGTCGAAACATAGCAATGCACCAGAGAACGACAATCCTCCTGCTCAGGGTTATACCCCTGAAGATGTGCAACAGCTTGTAGAGAAGACGTTAGTAGGTCGAGAGACAGCTAAAGTACGACAAGATAATTTGATGCTTGCTGATAAGCTTATGAAAGATAAGTTTGGTGAGAAAGCAGAAGAAATCTTTAAGCAACGTGCAACAACACAAGCTAAAGGACAAATCTTGATGGAACTAGCAGCAACTGACCCGCAAGAGTTTGTATCTTTGTTTGTTGGAGTAGTTCCAAACAACTCTAACACTATGGATACTGGTTCTATGAATACAACTTCAGTACCTTCTACTGGTGGTGATAGGTCTAATATTGAGGGCACAAAACAATGGGCCGCTAAGATTCGTAAAGAGAATCCATCTCATTATTGGTCACAAGACTTCCAATATAAGTTACAACAAACTGTTACAAAAAACCCGTCCCTATATTTTGGGCAATAAGGAGATTTAAATGGCTGGTACAGATTATGCAAAGGTTAATGACCATTTAGTTCGCACAGAACTTTGGTCTGCCGAATTGAAAGATGTGTTGCAAGAACAATTGATGGGTACGAAATATGTTCGTATGCTCAATGGTTTCCCTGATGGTAATCAATTTACTATTCCCTCTGTTGGCGAGTTGCCAATGCGTGAGACTGCTGAACTTACCCCTGTTGTGTATGACGCAATGGATACTGGTGAATTCACTTTCACAATTGATCGTTATGTAGAATCCGCTACATACATCACTGATAAAGCCAAACAAGACAGCTACTACGCTGCTCAATTGATTGGTATGTTCCCTACTAAGATGCGTCGTGCATTGGATGAGAATTTGGAATCTTCTGTATTCTCTCTTGCCAATCAACAAACATCTGGTAATGCAAACGCTATTAATGGTGCTGACCACCGCTTTGTAGCTTCAGGTAGTTCAAACACTGTGTTGGCACTTGCTGACTTTGCTAAAGCTAAATACGCTTTGGACAAAGCACAAGCTGGTGGTGCTCGTGTTGCCATTATCGACCCTTCACAAGAGTATGTGTTTAACACTCTGGTTGGTGCTCAAGCTTTTACTAACAACCCTGCCTTTGAAGGTATTGTTCAAGGTGGTTTTGTTAACGAAGTGACAGGTATGCGTTTTATCCGTAACATCTTTGGTTTTGATGTTTACGTGTCTAACTTCCTTCCTGCTGCCTCTGAAGCTGCATCATCTACTTTGGGTGGTGTCACTGTTCCTGCTACTCCAACTGTGAACTTGTTCATGTCTGTTGGTGGTGACTTGACTCCGTTTGTTGGTGCATATCGCCAAATGCCTCGTGTTGAATATGAGCGTAACAAAGACCTGCGTCGTGACGAATACGTTATGAATGCTCGTTTTGGTTTGAAACTCTATCGTCCTGAGTGTTTGGTTTCTGTTATCACCAAGAACACCATCTAATACTGAAAGGATTATAAAATGACTCGTGCTAATACATGGACTAATGCCGATGGTTTGGTTGTCGGTTTTGGTAATAACTTCCCTGAGCGCAATGATGCTGGTGTCAACGAAGTTGACGGTAACGACAAAAGTGCTCAGTTAAATATCACTTTCCAAAGTACTTTTGGTGCAAGTGGTGCTAAGGTCAGCATTCCTGCTGGCTCTATTGTTAAAAACGTATATATGAAAGTTGGCACTGCTTGGGCAGGTGGCACTTCATTGGCATTCGGTGATGCAAGTGGTACTGGTAGTTGGATTACAGCTACACAAGGTGCTGTTGCTAACTTGACTGTTGGTGTGCCTATTCAAGCTCAAGGTGCTTATGCATATACTTCTACAGAAGGTCAATTGACTCCTAAAGTGTATGCATCTGCTACTGACTTGTACATTACCGCTGTGGGTACATTCACTGCTGGTACAGCTACAATTTACGTAGAATACGTGTAATGTGAAGATGGAGAGAGTTTGGACTGGGAGTTCCCGGTTGCTCTCTCCTCTTTTCTTTTGGAGAAACAATGGCAACGGTACAACACTCTGCAATTACTGACCCGAATATCCATGAACCTAAAGGTGTAGCTGCTGCTACAGTTAATAAAGTTTATGTATCCAATGGTACTGGCAGTGGAACATGGCAAAAACTTAGCCCACCACAACTTGCTGGTCTTACTACTAATGGTCAAGCAGGTGATACAATTACTGTTAATGGAAGCGGTAATTTTGTCTTTACAGGTACACCTCATGGTCAAGTACATTTCTTTAATTTAGCTACTCCATATACCCTTACTTATCCATCCTCATTTACTAAACTTGCTCCTACAACTACAGCAGGTGGACTTTCTTCTAACTTTACTGAATCGACTACTGGTCGTCTTACATACACTGGTACAGACACTGTACCTGTTTCTGTTGCTTACTCTGTGTCACTAGACCAAACATCTGGTGCGGATAGAGACTTAGTTGTTGCCATATATGAAAATGGTAGTGCGGCTAATGGTTATTCTGTTGTCACTACAAGTACAGGACAAAAACATAACTTGTCAGGTGTACATACATTAAATATGGCTACTAATGATTATATTGAACTATACATTCAAAATACTGGTGGAAGTGGTAATATACGTTTGTATTCGATGCAAATAAACGCTATTTTTGCAGGAGCATAATATGGCGAAACTAACGCTGTTAGACATGACGCAGAACATTCTGTCTGCAATGGACAGTGACCCTGTGAGTTCTATTGATGAGACAGTAGAATCAGTACAGGTAGCAGACCTTGTTAAAGAAGCTTTCTTTGAAATTATTAGCCAGCGAGACTGGCCTTTTTTGTTTCAACTCGTACAACTCACTGGCTTAGGTGATACTAGTAATCCTACCAAGATGATGATGAGTGATACTTGGAATAAAGTAAAGTGGATTAAATACAACAAGAAAGATGTAGAGTACATCACCCCTGAAGAATTCAAAGATGTTATTGACAACAGAATTGTTCAAGCTAATGTAATAGATGCTAATGGTTATGTCATTAATGCAGACCCACAATATTGGACTAGCTATGATGATAAGTACATTACATTTGATGGGTATAACTCTGCTGTAGAAAGCACCCTTGTAGGGGCTAAAACAAGCGTATACGCTGTTGTACAAGCTAGTTGGACTCATGTAGACACCTTTGTTCCTAACCTCCCTGAGAAGTTCTTTCCTACTCTCCTAGCAGAAGCTAAGGCTCAAGCATTTGTTAACTTGAAACAACAAGCAAATGGTAGAGAAGAACGTAGAGCACAACGTGGTAGGAATACAATGCGTAATGAAGCTTGGCGTAATGAAAATGGCGAAGCTAAATATAATGGTAAAGTTAATTATGGGAGAAGGTAATGAAAAATAAAAAAGAATTGACACCTCAAAAATATAGGGAGATGGCTAATGATAAATCAATTCCTCAAGAAGCACGGAACATGTTTCTCGACAAGGCTGTTGAGATGGAACAAAAAGCTTTTAAGCATTCTAAAGAAATTAAAGATGTGAATCAGCACAAGTGGAAAGGTGAAATGAAATGAGTGAAGCATTTGACAAAGTAATGGAAAAAGCTGCTAAGCAAAAACAAATGGCTAAGGAACGTAAAGAGATGCGTGAATTAGCTGGTGAAGTTAATAGCCTAGTCATTGAAGCTACACCTAGTGGACTATACAGTGTTCGTTATTCTATGTCAGGCCCAGTGCCTGATGAGTTGAAAGGTTTGTTCACTCGTCGTGATCGAATCATTGCAATTGCACAACGTAGAAACATTCCTATTGAGGGTGTAGTATAATATGGTAGCACCTAGTGTTAAGGGCAGTTTTACTTTTGTAGGTGGCCTCAACACAGAAGGGGGCTACTTCATCACGCCTGAAAACAGTTGGAAAGATGGTGTTAATGTCTATCCAAATGTAGATGGTGTATTACAGCGTAGAAATGGTATTGACTATGAAAGTCTTTATCAACTCTACGCTAGTGCCATTACTGCTGACCAAAAGAATCTGTGGGCATTCACTGTGGGTAATTGGTCTACAGTTGGTGGTAATGGTGGGTTGAATTTCTTTGTGGTGCAAACTGGCTACATTCTGTCGTTCTATGATTCCTTATCAGGAAGCGTTAGTTCAACTAGAAAGTCATTTACAATTGATTTACGTTCTTATAAAGCCACAGGCACTACTGCTACCGATGGTACAGATGTGGCTAGTTTTGCATCCACTTATGGTAGACTCATTGTAACTACTTCTAGTACTAACCCTATATTGGTTGAGTATACAGAAGCTACAGATACAATTACTGTAACTACAATTACAATTAATATACGTGACTTTGAAGGCTTTGAATCTCCTTTAGCTGTTGACCAAGAGCGTACTGAAGCTCAGTGGACAGCATTAACTCCTACATTTCTTACACAAGCTAAATATAACTTGTATAACCAAGGATGGACAGACGCATTAATAACTACATATAAAACAGCTAATGCAAGTAAACTACCAGCTAACAGTAAGAACTGGATTTCAGGTAAGAATACATCTGATGACTTTGATGCTGCACTATTAAACAAACAAGACTTTGGTACATCACCTGCACCTAAAGGTCGTAACATATTAAATGCTTTCTATCAAGATAGAAGTGGCATCATTACATCCACTGCATTCAGACCCAAGGTGTGTGCTTTCTTTGCTGGTCGTGCATGGTATGCTGGTGTTGGTAGTGCTAAAGAACTTGGCACTGTATATTTTAGTCAAGTGTTGGATGTTATTAGTAACGTAGGTAAATGTTATCAACAGAATGACCCTACTTCTGAAGTGTTTAGTGATTTGCTAGATACAGATGGTGGTGTAATTCAAATTCCTGAAGCTGGTGAAATTATTGCTTTACAACCACTTGGTCGTGGTATTACAGTGTTAGCAAGTAATGGTGTGTGGTTTATCAGTGGTATTGACACAGCATTCACTGCATCTAACTATTCAGTAGCTCGTATTAGTAATGTGGGTTGTACATCTGCTAAATCAATTGTAGCTGTAGAAGACAGTTTACTCTACTGGAGTAATACAGGTATCTACACCATTGCCCCCGGCACTAGTGCTGCTGAATTTAGTTCACAAAACATTAGTGATAAAAACATTAAAACGTTTTATCAAAACATTCCTGTGTTAAATAAAGTGTATGCTGAAGGTAGTTATAACGTCAGTAATAAACTAGTTTATTGGCTATATTCTAACGTAGATACTGGTTCTACTAGTAGTGGTCGTTATAACAAGACTTCTGTATTGGCACTAGATATTAAACTTGGTAGTTGGTATTGGTTTGACTTTGATACTACGTTAGGTGTAATTCCTGTGTCATTAGAGATTACCAAAGAAACTACATTGAGTAGTAGCACCTATGATGTGTTGGTTGGTGCAGATAGTGTATTGGTAAGTACTGATAGTGTTGTTGCTACATTGTCTGTTGTTAATGGCACTGTACAACAGTTTAAGTTTTTAACGTTACACCCTGTTACTAGTAACAACTACTCGTTTACATTTGCTGACTTTGAGAATACACGTACAGCTACAACTAAGTTTAAAGATTGGTATAGTTATAATAGTGCTGGTGTAGAGAAGTCTGCCTATTTTATTACAGGGTATGAGATGGCTGAAGTAGGCCCTGCACGTGCTAAGAGTGCTCAGTACATCACTACGTTTATGAAGCGTACAGAGACTACATTTGATGAGAACACTAACCCTATTAACCCTAGTGGTTGTATGATGCAAACTAGATGGGACTTTACAGACAATAGTTATGCGGGTAAGTGGCAAGCTGAAGTAGAAATATATAGACAACTTAGACCTTACTTTGCTGAACCATTAACTACATTTGACGATGGTTATCCATTAGTCATTAACAAAAATAAGGTGAGAGGTAGAGGTAAAGCTTTACAACTTAAGTTCTCAAGTCAAACAGGTAAAGATATGCAGATGGTTGGTTGGACAACTACCTTCCTTGGCAACCAAAATGTATAGGAGAATATAAATGGGGTGGTTAAAAGATTTAACTTATGGTGGTATAGGATTTTTAGTTGGTGGGCCAGCAGGTGCTGCGGCTGGTGTTGCCTACAGTAAGGGTGAAGATGTTGTTGAACAACAAAAAAAACAAGTAGAGGCTACAGGACGAGCACAAGAACAAGCTAGACAACAATATGCTGCTGAAAGTAAAAAAGCAGAGGTTCAGAATATACGTTCTGTACGGCAACAAATTAGACAAGCACGTGTAGCACAAAGTAGTATGCTTAACGTTGGTGCTCAAACAGGTGGTATGGGAGGTAGTGGACTTGCTGGAGGTATTTCTAGCATAGGTAGTCAACTAGGTAGTAATTTAGATTATATGTCTCAAATAGCAAAACAAAATACTGCCATTGGTGCATTTGCGTTAGGTTATAGTAACGAAATGGCTAATGCATCTATAGCTGCATCTAGACAACAACTTGCTGGAGCACAAATGGGTATGGCAACTTCTATTTTTGGTGGTTTGGGTGGTTACGATAAAATTATGAAGGCATACGGATAATGAATGACTTCGATCTCTATGAGACAGTAGTACCACTCAAAAAAGAAAATGAACCTAAAGCTAATGGTACGTTGTCTTTAATGTATGGGTTAAACAATGGTAATTTCTTAGGGGCAGCACAAGAACAAGCAATATTAGGGCCAGCACACGTAGCTAATGAACGTGCTAAACTTGCACGTACAGATGAAATGCAACTTCTTAAAGAAGCTACATTAAACTTAGCTAAGGAACAAAATACTCTTGGAGTAGAGACAGCCTTAAACGAACTTAGACAACTTGCTACACCTAAAGCACCTTCCTTCCATGATGATGTAGTTGACAGTGTTGCTCCTGAAATTGAAGTCGCTATGATTAAGTCTGGTAAAGGCTTGGATGAAATTAATCGTAGAACACTACAACTTAAGAATGATGTAGCATTACGTACTTTGTTAGAAATAAACATTGATAGCTTAGATGAACGTGGTATTGCTAATCAATTTTTACGTGATGCATTTGGTTACACGACTGCACAAGATTGGGGCAGATTGTCTCCGGTAGTTAATGAGATGTTGGAAGCTAATGGGTTTGCTGGTAGTAGAGCACTTACGTTTGCAACTGCTGCTGAGAATACACGCACATTGTTACGTACTATTCCTAGCGAAGATGTTGGTAAAATTTTAAACACCATTACTAGTAAGCTTATTCCTGTACTGGGTGAAGGTGGTACACGTAGATTCTTAACTGCTGTTAGTACTTCACTTACTTCAGACCCTATATCAGAAGTAGTTTTTGGTAGTTTAGATGTTCTTATGTTAACTGGCATAGCTAAGGCTGGTATTCGTGCATCTTTAAAAGCGTCTAATGGAGTATCCGTAGGTAAAACTATTGGTGCTGGTGACGCTGTAGCTGCCGACTTAGCTACAACTATTGAGCATGGTAAAGGTGTACTTGGGGCAAGTAAAACTGATGCTGTAGATGCAGCTATGTCTAGTCGTACTCTTTTGTCAAGTGAGCTAGATGGTGCGTCCCCAGAGGTACAAGCAGCCCTCCGTAAACGCCTTGAAACCACCCTTAAAGACCTTGAAAACAGTATGTACACAGGTGGGGCTAACCTAGACGAAATAATGGCTTCTAAGGCCCGTTTAGAGCGTATTTACAATAAGGAATCTAACCCTTCTATTGTGTCTTCTAAAGTAACTCCTGACGTACAAATAGGTAAGCTTAATGTAGACGTACTCTATGGTGATGCTAATGGTAATGCATTCTCAACAGCAGAAGAAGCATTAGACTATTATAAGCAATGGAAACGTGGTGAGTTGGAAGTAGTACCTGTTGGTGGCACTGATGCTGAAAAAGTACGCATTATGCAAGACTTAGATAGTAAAATTGCAACACTAACTAATGAAATTGTAATTACTAAATATAAACCTATATTAAGTACATCAAATAATTTGGCTGACTTAAAGCGTGAGTCACCACTGTTTAATTATGCAAGAATACAGTCAACCGATGATAGCCGTACTATCCCCGGTGCTAGGGCAGTAACTGAAGCACAACCATTATTGCAAGATGTGTGGCAGTCTATCCGTACAAACGTGTTTCAAAAAGAACGTTTAGTTGTGGATAACTTACTTGAGACTTTACCTAAACAAACTAAAGTAGTTATTAGGAATGATGCTGGTCGATCATATTACATGGCAGCGTCTGACACAATGGTATTGTATGGCGGTAATAAAGATATGAATGTGTTTACACATGAAATAATTCATGCTGTAACTTCTAATAAACTTGCATTTGGTAAAAAGAATCCTAATAGTAGCATTGGTAAAATTGTGTCCAACATGGACAATTTACGTGCTGTTGTTATTAGTAACATTGACAAAGTAAAAGATAGAGATTTAAAAAATACTTTAGAATATTTGACAAAAGACTTAGAAGAATTTAGTACGTCTGGTTTGTATAGTATTAATCAACTTCCTAAAGTTGCTGTGTTTTTAGATTCTATTAAATATAAGAATACAACTTTGTTATCTGCTTTGTGGAATAGTTTTAAAGATTTGTTAGGCTTTGGTAAGAAAGATACAGCACTGTCTGAGTGGTTTGGATTGGTTGAGGAAATATCTAAACAAGGTTTGACTGTACAACTTCCTGAAGTAATTAGAGCAGGTGATAATGCTTTTAGAAACCCTTCTGTAATACGTGTCTATCCTAAGCATGGTGAAGTAGCTGTAGATAAACATACAGATAATTTGTTGAAGCAGTTTGAAGAAACTGTAGCACAACGTATTGATGCAGACCCTATGTTTGCCCCCACATCTGAAGGATTTTATGTACGTCAGAAAGTAGATATGCCTGTTTTCTTGGAAGATATTGGTAAAATATCTCAGGATGAGTTGGATAAGATGCACATTGCATTAGGTAAGATTAATCCTCGTCTGGCATCTGTTGATTCTATTTATTCACCTGCACTTACCAGTATGTACAAAAGAACTAAATATGGTAAAGTGTACAGTGATTTTATTAAAACTAGTTTTGACAAGCTTAATGCTGCTTCAATTGACAAGGTTAACCGAGCACTTGTACACACAGAAAAACTTAAGCGTGATATGACTGCGTTTGAGTTGGGTGAGAATGGTGTTAAGACAGCTAATGAACAAGAAGCCTATTATGCATTTCGTACAATGCGTAACATGCAATATTATTATAAAAATAAAGAAGCTGTAAATGCATTAACTGCTCGTGGCTACCACAACGTATTTATTGGTCTGGATGAACTTGGTCAATTTACTGGCCCTGCTAAAAAGCGTAACTTAGAAGACTTCATGTATAAGAATGTATATGATGTTGATAACAATAAGATGGTTACAGTTACACTAGACAATGTAGCAGAGTTAGACAGTCGTGGACTACAGATTTATGAATATGCTAAAGCACAACAAGTACAAGGCCGTAGAGGTCATATAACTGTTGTAGCTGTCCCACCTAATAAATTAAGAGTTGGAGATATATCTAGTGTTGTAGGTAGAGTTGATGGCGCATATAGCCGTATCTACACTGAAGAATACTTTATTAAGATTAAAGGTAAACAACTAGTTAATGACGTAGAAGAAGAAATGGAATATGCTTTCCGTACTGCTGCATCAGAAAAAGATGCTGCTGCTTATGTAAAAGGCATGAATAGTTTACTGGATACACGTAAGGGATTGAAAATAATTACAACTGCTGATGTATCTAAAGCATTGGGTATGTTTGAGAAAGAAGCTGAGAAACTAGCTACTGATCTTAACAACGGTGTGTTTGATGGTGCTAGAGCTAAGTTTAACTACACTAGACTTGATGATAATTTCTTTAGAGATACTACTGGTATTGGTAGCGATGACATGTCTGGTGGTAAGGTGTTCTGGTCTGAGCGAACAGAGCAAGGTGTTAAGTCTATTAGCACTGGTAGCAGTGACTTAGAGATACAAGGGCCGTTACAGAGTTTAGAAGCTGAGATTAGTAATACAGCTAGATTCACTGCGATTAATGAGTGGAGGCGTAATGCTATTCAACGTTGGTACAATACATTTGAGGATGTTATCTCTGCTTCAGATAAGTTGAATACAAAGACTGCTGAGGATGTGTTCTTTAATGTTGTTAACAATGCTAAGGGTTATGCACTAACAGATGACTTACCTAGACAAATGTTGTCTACCAAAGACTTCATCATCAATCAACTTGCAGTTAAAACAACTGATGAAAAGTTGATTCAACATGCTGTTAACACCATTACTAATAACGTTGTGCCTACTGCATTCTCTCACGTAGGACAAGTAATACGTAAAGCAAATGTATTGGAGTGGGCTAAAGGTGTTAACTCAACGTTGATGTTAGGTATGTTTGCACCCGCACAACTTGCTGTACAAGCATCAGGTATGCTGTTAGCAGCCACTATGAGTCCTTTACATGGGGTTAAAGCAGCTTTCTCAATAAGACCAATTTTAATTGCATTAACATCTGATAACCCTACTGTATGGAATAAAGTACATAGGTGGGCTAGTGTAGCTAAATATACTGGCATGGATATGTCTGAATTTGGTAGAGTTGCTGCTGCAATTAAACGTGTTGGTTTGTTAGATAACATTGGTGCATCTTCTGTTTACAACAGTGGTGAAGGTAGTGTTAACATCTTTGCTAAAAATCAAAATAGATTTAGACAAGCACAAATGATGTTCTTTAATACTGGTGAAGAAATTAACCGAGTAGGTGCTTTTGAAATTGCACGTAGGGAATTTATTGCACGTAACCCCGGATTGAATTGGGAATCAAACACTGCTTTAGAAACCATTGTACAACGTGCAGATGACTTGTCTATGAATATGTCTCAAGTTAATGAGGCACGTTTTAGTAAAGGCATATTAGGACTTCCTTTACAATTTTTACAGCACAACATTAGACTTGGTACAAATATTTTTGCTGCTATGTCGGGATTGATTGGTAAGAAGTCACCTACATTAACAACTAAAGAAGCATTTCAGTTAACTCTTGGTAGTTATTTGTTGTATGGTATTAATAATAATGCTACACCTGACTTTATTGAAGATTGGTTAGGAGAAAAACTTAACAATATTTTGTCTGAGCAACAAAAGCAATATTTAACACAAGGGTTGTTAGCAGGTATCATTGCAACTGTAGGTGAAGAACTTACAGGTCAACGTACAAACATTGCGTTAGGTACTCGCCTATCTTCTTTACAATGGTATGAAGACTTGGGAGATGCTGTGTATGGTTTGTTTAAAGGAGAGAAGGTGGACATAGCTAAACTAGCTGGCCCTACTGGTTCTACTTTAAAATCTATCTTAGAAATACCAGCAATCTTTACAGACTACATAAGTAAAGATGAGTTTAGTTTAGCTGACTTTGGTAGAACATTGTCTACACTTGGTGCAACAATGGTGTCTTCATGGAGAGGTATTGACAAAGCATATTGGGCCTATCATGCTAATGGCATGGTATTGAATAAACGTGGCGACCCACAAGCTATATTGACTACTCCTGAGATGATATTCCAAGCTCTTGGTTTCCAAAGTACAGAAGCATACGAGAGTAGTACTGTATTTAAAACTAATCAAGACTACAATAACACAATGCAACGTTATGCTGACACTGTAATGAGACTAGAAGGACTAGCACGTAAAGCTTACCTTGCTGGTGATATTGAGTCTATGAATGCTAACTATAGGGCAGCTAGTGCAATTACTGCACCACTAACAGAAGCAGATCAAATAAAAATTAAAAGAATGGTTAGAGATTCTACTTCATATGACACTGTAGGTAGAGAAGCATTTAACAAGTGGGCTACACAAATGTCTAGCCATAAGAATCGGTTACTAGTAACAAATCCATATGGAGAAGTGAATGGCGAATAGTATGTACAGAACAGACATTACACAGAGCGTTGAGCCAGCAATGGCTAATCCTAATACACTAGCTAAAGTTAGTGAGGCACAAGCTGCTCAAGTAAGAAGTGAAACAGCAATGCAAGAAACTTTCTCTAAAGTTGGTGCTGACATATTTAGTGGTGTTTATAAAGCATATGATACACAGCAAAAAGAAAAGAAAGTAAAAGCATTAGGTGAGCAAATAGGTGTTGAAGTAACTGATCTACAAACTCAATTAGATGATATTATTGCCTCTGACACAGCTTACAAAACACAAGCTGAATTAGAACGAGCACAGATGATAGGCAACGAAGACGAGATTCGTGCTGGTGCTATGCTTGCTGGTGCAGACCCTGTTATTGCTAATCAAGTAGCAAATGTATTTACTACTGAGAATGAGAATAAATTTATCTCAAACTTTAGAGAAGAACAACAACGTATTATGTTAGCACGTGATGCTATGCCTCAACGTCAACATGAAATGATGTTACGTTCAGAAGCATTGTTAAAGAAAGCAATTGCAGAAACTCCTGAACTGGCTAATAACTTCAGACAAATTGCTGAGCAAGTTACTGGTAAAGCACGTGTAGATTTATACAGTGTTAACAAATTGTACGAAGACATTAACTTCATTGAGCGTCAAAAACAAGAGGCAGGTAAAGCTGCACAGAAGCAAGAAGACATGATGCGTACTGCATATGTCAACGATAGGAAACAAGCTGGCGGTATTAGTGAAACACAAGCTCTTTTAGAATGGCAACAAAAGAGTCCTAAAGAAAAGTATGATTTAGCACAGGCATCTGTTGCGTATGCACAAAGTTCAAAAGATGCAGATGCTGCATTGAAAGCTGGTGGTGATGCCTTAACGAATCTTACTACACTTGCTAAAATTAGTTTTGAGAATGAACTTATGGGTGATAATGCACACGTACTATCTCAATTAAAAATTCTTGGTGTATCACCACAACAAATTGCTTCTGGTACAGTTCCACCTGAAATTGCAAACAGTACAGAATATAAAAAGCTTATTGAGACTGGTGGTAGTAAAATACTTATGACCTTGGATGCTCAATATAAAACCATGAACGATAAGTTGATGGAGAAAATGAAGACTGTACCTGCTGATGCTGCTAAGGCACGTCAAGCACAAGAAGACTTGAAGAAGTGGTATGATGACACTAAGAAATATTATACAGAAAATAAAACTAGTTGGTTAGTTGCCACCACTACTAACCCTGATGGTTTGGCTACACTTCAAAAGAGATTGAATGTAGTTAACAGCTTAGTTCAATCCTTGAGTTTGCCACCTGATGTTATTGCATCTCTTGGTATGACAGGTGATAAGCAAGCATATAATGATGCACGTGCTCGTTATCCAAAGACAGCTAAAGCATTAGATCACTTTGCAATGTTGCGTGAGAAAGCAATGCAAGGTGTGCCAGATACTGAGTGGATGCAACTTATGAAAGACATTGATTCATTTAATGGGGAGAAGCAAGGCACTGCTCCAACAACCCTTACAGAAGCTGTTGCATCATGTGTTACATATGAACAGTGTAATGACATTACTAGAAAAGCTGCTACAGATAAGAATGTTGTTGTAGAAGACCCTATTGCTCATGTTAATAAACAAGTACAACTTGCATTCGCAGACCCTGCTAATACAGAGCGTCTGTTAAAGGGTGGGATAGCTTCTATTAATGAATTTATTAATACACGTGTTCAACCAGCAGATAAGCCTAACATTGTTAATTTAATTAACATGGCTGCTGAAAACAATGTTTATGGTGCATTGGGGCATGGAGATAAAGCTAAGGCATCCTTTACAGAAGCATTGGCTTATTACGATAGGTACAAAGACATTGGTATTACAATTACATTTAAAGATGTTACTGGTGCTAGTGCATTACTAGTAGCACCTACACGTCCTATGTCTAATGTACCACAAAATAAACTTAGTGTGTTGCAAGATTGGCAACGAGCAGGTTCTAGACCACCTTCTAGTATGGGACAACTACAATCACGTTTAAGTGCTGTAGATGATGTATTGAAACTACAATCACAACTTACTGGTGTGTCCATATTTGAACTGCGTAAGAACTTCATTAAAACATTTACTAGCCAAGGTAGTGTTAGCGAAGCATATGGTGCTCAAACACAAGCAATGGTTAGTGGAGAAACACCTGCTGCTGTAGTTGCACCTGAGTCTGTTGTTCCAGCATCAGAGTTAGGTAGTCAGCAATTTCCAATGACACCTGCACCCGCAGCATCTGCTACAACTAGTGACTTCACTGGTGCTGCACCAATACCTGCTAGTGCGTTAGCTAATCAAGAAGCAATGAGACTTGCAGAAGAAAAAGCTAATGCTGCTAAACCTTCACGTGAGGCAACAGGAAAATTAATTGATGAGACTAAACGACCCGATGGTACAAACAAAGGTACAGGCTATTTAGGTGTATTAAAAGCATCTGACGGTAGTGATGTTACTGAGTTTTCTATGTCATCATCTGATGTTAAAGTTAAAGGTAAAGAAATTGATTTTCCAACTATAGTACCTACCTTAACTAAAGCTGAAGTTAATTTAATGTTGACTGATATTATTCCAAATAATAAACGCATACCAGATGCGATATATAAGAAGGCAGTAGACCATGCTAAGAAGCGTATTAAAGAAGGTAAGAGTGTGTTTGCAGAGACAGGGGATTATAAACCAGCAGATATTATTGCGCCAAAGAAAAACCCTTTGTCTGGTAAAAGACCTGACTTACAGCCTGATGCTGCCCCTGCTATTAGTAACAGTGTTAAGCCTATTAGTGCTGATGAAGTCTTCAAACAACTTAATAAACCCCTCAAATAATATGGATGCGATAACTAAATTACAAGCTATGACACCTGAGCAACGTTCTAAGTTGCAATGGAACGACCCAATGCTAGATGCATTAGCTGACAAGTTAGAACAAGCTGACGGACTACCTCAGTATTCTTTGAGAGCATTAAAGTTTGCTGAGAACACAGGGTATAAAGATGGCAAAATTGAATTCACTAAGAACGATAGTACAAAGGTTAGTCCTGCGGGAGCTAAAGGACTAATGCAGTTTATGGACAATACACAGAAGTTACAAGGGGGGATGTTTAAGCATAACCACTTAGACCCTGTTGAGTCACTGGCTGCTGCTTCTAGATATTTAAAATACACTTTAAATAATCAATATAAAGGAAATGTAATTGCTGCATTTGCAGATTATAATGGTGGGCCTCCTGCTGCTAATAATGTTCTTGCAGGTAAGAAACCACCTAAAAAAGAAACTATTAATTACTTAGAAAAAATAAAAGAGTTTTATAAAGTAAACAAATAAAAAAGGGGCATTTGAAGCCCCTTTTGTTACTAGTATTACGCTACCTTAGCCACATCAAATCCCAAGAGGCGCATCATCGTCATAGTCAGATGCTCCCCGCCACGTAGTTCTGCTTGATTCCGCAGGTGCTTTCGCAGGGCTGATCTCGCTTGGTCGTAGCTTTTGAACGATGTTTTCAATGACTTTGGCAGACTGCCCTTCACTCGCTTGATTTTGTACACGTTGTTTCCTTTCTTCTTTTGCAATTAAATACTCAATGTTGTGCTTAGCCTTCATCAAGTCTCCTATAGAGTCACCTTTATACTTATGGCGTAGCAAGTATTTCAATGCACTTGCTTCCCAACCATTCATATCATAGGCTTCCCATATCTCCCACGGCTGAATCTTATGACCCTTGTAATGACTACCGCCATACTGTTTACTCATTACTTGTTCATAACTATCCATTACCATTCTCCTTCTGCACTTCGCATTAAATAAGCATACACAGTATTTGGTGCTACAGAGTATATTTGTTCCGGTGTGTCACCACAAAATGCATTGTTAGACCTTGTCCACCATTTCTCAGCTAGTTCCTCACCCAGCATTGCTAATAGTAGTGCTTCGCATCGTTTACGAAGTAATTGTTCATCCATCATTCAGCTTTCTTAAACAATGCTGGTATCTTATCGTTTTCTTTAGCTTGTTCTAGTGCATCACTGAGAAGTTTAATAAAGCCAGTTTGTACAATTAGTTGCATCATCTCAGGGCTTATGTCGTCCAACTGAACATCAGCACTACCATCCTCATTTTCTTTGATTAGTTTGATAATCATCTTTATTTTCCTTCCGCAATTCTAAAATCATTTCTATTACCTACAAAGGTATTGCACACTTGATGCACTTTACCATCTTTGGTTTTAAAAGTCAATACAACTTCTAATGATTTGTCTACTTCATACAACCGAACACCTAAGTGGTGTCGTAGTGTATGTAACATTTGGTAGCTTTCACTGTTGTTCATTCATTTTCCTCCTGATTGTTCTCTTAGCCTTCCATACAAGCTTCTTTGCATACTTAGGCGAACAACTTAATATAGCAGATATTTCTACGTAAGACAACCCATCGTATTCTTTTAACAACAATGCTCTACGTTGCTTGTTAGGCAATGTGTCACAGATAACAGTTACACCCTCTATTTTCTGCTTAACTGCTAACAAGGATTCAGGGGTGACTACATCTACCATCTCAACGTCTGTTTTAAGGCTGTTAAACGGCTGTCTGAGGCACTTTCTATTAGCGATGGTACAGAGCCATGTGTATAGCTGACTATCGCCTTTAAACGCCCCTAATCCCCTGTATGCATCTAGCAATACATCCTGAGTTATTTCTTCTGCTTGTGCGTCATCATCCACCCTCCTACGTATGAATCTGTATATACGTTGTCTATACATTGACACTAGGGTGGCGTAAGCCTTCTCACTGCCCCCTAATGCCTCTGCGATAAGCTCTTTATCAGATTTCACATACCCCCGCTACGCAAGCAAGCTGTTGTGCCCCCTCAACGTTATCGGTAGTTTCAATGAATGCATCCCAATCAATTGTCTTAGGCATCTTATCTTTCATATTTTCATATTCAAGATGTGAGATTTCTTCATATGGTGCTTGTTTGTATGTACCACCATCCCAAGGGAGGAATGAAATACCACTGATCTCATCAAAGTGTTCCCACACCCATGCACCAACTGAGGGCCAATCTTCTTCTTTGACATACACAGTTACAGATGGCTTATGTTCACACCAGTGACGTTGATAAGCAAGCCACAACTTCAGGTGAGTAAAGCTATCCAACTCATCACGTGTAATACAACCATCAGGTGCTTTCATAGGAAAGCTAAAGATAGTTGTATCCAAAGGTTTCATTACATCAGCTTCCGCAGGGATTCCCTGATTCTTAAGAAACTGTGTAATAGGGTCTTTGTTATCATTACGAACACGACGTATATAGTACTGGCTATGACGAGCGTGAATACCCGAAGCACTATCCACAAGCTGCGACACAGTACCTGAAGGCTTGACACAAGTGATTGCAGCAGACTGAGGTATTCCGAGAACATCAGCAAATTCCTTATTACTAGTAACAGCCACACTACGCAGCATCTCTAATCTTGATGACAGACCCACATCATTCACATCATTCAGCACAGGGCAGTCGAGGATTCCTGTGATGGAGACTCCGAGAAGCCGTTCAGCCTCAGTATTGTTCTGCCAGATTTTTCTAAGATATGGAAATTCTGTGAGAGTTGATTGGAAAGTTCCCAAGATAGTGGCAAGTCGCACTTTTCGGCTAAGAGTATCTCCGTTATCTGTGTCTCGGGCCACCACTTCTGTAAGATTACAAAATTGATATGGACGGAGAATGATTTCAGAACATGGGTTAGTTCCAAAGTCATAGTTACTATCTCGTCTTCCATTCTTTTCAACCGTATACTTAGCAGCTTCCCTTGAAAAGATTCCTCGTTCTCCACTATGAGACTGGTACAATGCCAACCATTCTGCCATAAATTCCCCAACTGTGGGCTTGACATTATAAGATGCACTGTTGTTTGCCAAAGCTCGTTGTCCCTCTCGCTCCCACCAATTTCCGCTTTTCGCATGACGCATCCTATCATCAGACAAATCAGACAAGCTAATCATAGCTGATCTACGTACACCACCAACTACAACTACTTCACCAATCTTACACATAATGTCATGGCACTCTAAGCTAGTCAGCTTACGTCCAGCAGCACCTTGAAACTTACTAGTAACAAACTTAAACAAGTCAACTAATGGCTCAGGGCCTGATGCTCTACCACCAAATGTTTTGAGTCGAGTACCAGCAGGTCGTACTTTACTTACGTCCCATTTTGGGATTTCACCACTGTATAACAATGCAAGAATTTGTCGTAAAGCTTTTGCCCAACCTGCTTTACTGTCTGATACCACAATTGTAGTGTCACTGTTAAACATGAGCGCAGGTACATCAGGTAATTTTTGAACATATTTACTTTCTACAGAGAATCCAACACCCGTTCCGCACAACAGAATGTACATAGCTTCATCAAAGCTCTTAACATCATCTACAGGCAGATAGGAACAATTATAACCAGCAGTGTTATCACGATTTAGTGCTTCACCAGCAGTCATCATAGCTCGCATAGAAGGCATCACTTCATGGTTAAGGATGGCACTATGCAGTTCATTAAACAACTCTCGTGGCATTTGATAGTTCACCTTAGTCTTAAGATGCTTATCCATAAAATTCATATAGCGATCTACAGTTTCAGGCCAATGCTCACGTCTGTTACTAGTATCAACAAAACGTGAGTATCTACTCTTTGCAATAAATGTTTGGTAACTATCCATTAATCATCCACCTTATCTTCGTTAAAAATTGCTACTTCTACAATACCTAGATATACACATAAGTATACACCCGGCCCCGCATTAATCTCAAATCCAAATGCCAGTCCACCCATCCATCTAAACGCTAGTGACATGTTCTATCTCCATATTGTTTTCTTCCAACATCCTCATATTAAATAAGATTAGTTTAGCATCGTCACTCAACATCTTATAGAACAAAGGGCCATATTTACCTGAGCATACTACCTCATCGAATGCTTTAATCGTGTGGTGTAACCACGCTTCTTCCTCGTTTTGCATCTATCTTTTCTCCTGCTGTTTTCTTTTTATGACATGTGGAACACAATACCTGTAGATTATAACTCTCACAGAACAATCTGTCAATGTATACATCCCAAGACACAAAACCAGTAGTGGGGTCAACTACTGGATTAACATGGTCTACTTGAACATCTTTAGCTACGTGGTGCTTCTTACATGCAGCACACTTATAGTGCATTGCTTGCTTACCTGTCTTTTTATTGATCTTCTTACCTACAAATGCTTCTTTCAATGTAATCCACTTAGGAGGCCATCTACGCATACCACCTCGTAATGTAGAAGTAATGAAGCTACGATAGCGACCTTCTGTCCACTCACCACCATTTCTCACAACCTAGCTTCCATATATAAACCTACATTACCAAGGGCATAACCAATGAATGCTATACCTAATCCTGTCTTACCTGTTACTAGTAACTGAACAGCTACTATTGTGTACACAACACCTATCATTGCAATAAGCCAACTAGCCATTGTTCTTCTCCTTCAGCTTTTCCTCTGCCCACCACACTGCTGATTGAAAAGCCTGTTCAGTCACCCAAGATTCTTTCCAACCCTGTGCAATCTCCTCATCCGTCAGCCCTACCCATGTGCGCTGTGGCATCTGAAAACAGAACCCAGTAGGTCGCACATCTGCTTCTCGTCCAGCAGTGCCGTTGCCTGAATAAGCCACAGGCTCTTGCTCTGGCTGTGCCAAGGCTTCTTTGATGGCGGTGATGGCTTCCAAGGTTCTTGGATGTGCTTCGTCCTCATGGTAGGCGTGTAACAACGCATCAAGCACCAACTTTAATTCTTCTTGTGTCATACAGGTGCATCCTCAAAGTTATCAGGATTAAACTTAGGTGGCTTGTCATTCTTAGGTGGTTGCAATGGTTGTGTTGGGAAAGGCCAAGTCATATTATTCCTTAAACGTGGATGGAAAATGTGTTACTAATAACGCTTTGCATTGTTCTGCTATCTCTCTGTGTTCTTTCTGTGTAGCCTTGTCACATCGTATGTCTACATAGTGTATCCAGCTACGCAAATTACCATTCATGTACATGCGAGTAGGAGTTAAACCTTCAGGCAACACTTTACGTGCAACCTCTTTGGCTATACCCTTACTCAACGCTGTATGATAGACATACTCTGCATCATCAGCAACACGTTGTTGCATTGCTTGCCACCAAGACTTAAGCTGTATATCTGTAGTTTCAAGACTATTCTGTCTGTTAGTTACATCTTGCATACGTGCTTCACTTGTTTCCATAGATACAGCTACTTCTGCATAACGTTGACTAAACTCTTGAAAACTAAAACTACGATGACGCAATATCTGCCTAGCTATGTCTCGTGTAGTATTGATCTCTACACACATATTAACCATCTCAAACGGACTCCAATGATTGTTATCTTTGAGATATTTAATTAGCTTAGGTGCTGTCTCAGTGTTGTCCTGATTGTCAGGGTTGCTAACCCTAGCCATGTAAGCAATAAGCTCATCACCGCTAGGGGTAGCCCATACAAGGCTTACTCGCATTTAGCTTTGCATTTCTTTTTCTTAACAGGTTCTTCTTCTTCTTCAGAATACTTTTCCCACAACTCATCTGCGTTAAGTGGCTTACCACTATCTGTATGTGGGTCAAGGTGAATTGTATAACCAAATGCACCGCTGAGTAAATTAGCAAATTGTTGTGCTATTTCACCATATGTAACCCACTCATCAAGATCACCTTGCACTGTGTGTGTAACACCATATTCTTCAAGTTCAAATTTAAATTTCATTTTGTTCCCTTTGTTTAAAATCTTGCAACTGCTTGTTCCACTCTTTAGTCTGTGCGTTATTAATAACGACTCGCTTCCTAGTCTTCCCAATCTTCTCCAGTTCCAAGGTCTGCTTCGTCTTCTTCAATTGTGTCTTCTTCTGTGTAGTCATGTGTCGGATAAAAGTTAGTGTAGTTTGCAACAAGTACATCAGGTAATAGTTTGATTATGTCTTCAACTGATACACCTAACGCAATTATCAATTCAACAGGGTCGTCAAAATTATCCTCCACAAATCTAGTCACTGCAAGAAGTTTATCCGAGTAGTTCATATTTTCTCCCAAGATATTCAATGCTCAAGAACATCTCATCGAAATGACCATCCTCAACCTCATTCAACACAACCAAACCTCGCCAGTGCCTATTGCTTAGCTTATCCATATAACTTTCATCATGTAGATAATAGCTACCCGCAATTATAGCACATACTGGTTTACCATCTGCTCGTTTACTGTAGGCAACTTGCTTACCTTGTTGATGACCAGCAACACAAGACATATGTAGCTTATTAATAATAGTAGCCGCACTACTCGCAGGTCGTCCCATCGCCCCAACAGGCCAATAATGATTAAAGCCAACACCATTAATAAACACAGGATGTAGAAACTCATGCACTTCCCAATCGTCTTCGTAACACAAATCTTTAGTTGATATAAGCCCCTCTAGTGTAGGATTGTTGTTCACAGCACGATCAATGCGGTTCTCATGGTTGCCCATAAGCATCACCATACGTGGTTTATAAACCTTCTCCTTGTTCTTCTTCTGCTTATTCTGCATCTCTTTGATTGGTGCAAGAAGCTTAGCCATAGCTTCTTTAGCTACGTCTACATCTTTCTTATATCGCAATCCCTCAAAGTATTTGCTACCAACTTTATCATGTGTAGATAGGCTAGGCATATCTGCGAAGTCACCTAAGTTAATCACAACATCAGGTTTATACTCACAGATAGCCTTACCTGCCCATACCAGATGGTCAGTAGGAACACCTTCCTTAATTTGACAATCAGGTATTACTAGTATTCTCATTTCTTTTTACTTTTAACTGCTTTACGCATTGCATTAATCTCGTCAACCAATACACCCATACGCTTATCAAAAGCAATTGCGTCTTTGTCGTCACCACTTGAAATCCACTCACCAATGTGAATAGTGTATCGTCCATCATGGATAGCAAGACGTGTATCACCATCGTGGTCTACTTGCCATTGAATGTACGAGTTAGTGTCTGTACCTAAAAACTTACGTGCAGACACAGCTTTATTTCGTTTACCAAAAGTTCCAAACATTATACAATCTCCATTACACGTGGAATATCCACAACATCTACCAAAAACTCTGGCCCATGACTGTACAAGAATGTACGCATCTCAGGCCAGCACTCACCTTTAAAAGAACAATAGCTACATGCTGTACATAGTTTTTTGTTCTTACTGGTCTTACTTTGTGCCACTGGTGGGAGTCTAGGAATCTCACCAATGTTACTAGTAACTGTCTCAACTGCAAAGTCTGCTTGTTGTGCAAACAAACCTCTGTCTACTTGAATAGGGTAGTAGTTAACGTGCCCTAACTCTTTTTGTATAGTAAGAAAACCAGCAACATCAATATTAAGAGCAGCAGCATATCCGTTTAATTGTTGATAATAGCCGAATGGGTCATCTACTAAACCTCCCTTGAATTTTTCTTCTGAGTATTTAGTAACACTCTTAACGTCTATCACAACACCATCAATGATGGCATCAATGCGTCCTCTTACATACCAATTGTTACCTATGTCATAGATAACACGTTCCTGTTTTTTCTCTACAGTGTGACCAGCGTTCTCTGACACATTGAGTACCAGTTCCTCCAGTATATCACCATAAAAGAATTTTAGCAACAAATTACCGTCAGGTTTAGTTGCTATCTCAGGTGCATTATACTTATACCACAGTTGACGTGGGCATGGTGTGCCTACCTCACTGAAATATAACACACCTTCCTCACGCTTACTATCCCGTGGTGTAAACCACTTGTCGTAACTAACTTTTACTTCTGTGTTACTAATAGCATTTGGTGTGCTACCACTAATCACAGAGTAAATGTCAGGCACTAGCGTGTCAATTGTTTTCATTCATCAGCCTTGTCTTCAGACATAGCGATAGCTTGTGCCATGTCTAAATCACCGCATGAGTAGGCTTCAAACATACGTGCTACCTGAATCACCTCAATTGCTAATGATTCCCAGTTAGCTTTATCAGTGGGCTTAACGCTATCTACAATGAGTTTAGTTGCATTGCTAATAGAGTTTTGTCGAACAATGGCACGATCACCATGCAGGGCAGGGATAGGAAACACCTTTGGAGAGCCATAGGAGGGCTTAGAAGGGGCTGTAGAAGCTGTGCTAGGGGGAGGAGTACCACTACCCTTAACCAAGAGCCGTACAGAGGCTAAATCCACGTTCTTACCATAGGTGTTTTCGGTATATTGAAAGTCTACCTCATCCCCAATGGAGAATGTAGGCTTCTTGAACCCATAACTAAAGCGTTCACCATTAGCTGTAACATTAAATGCTTTCTTAGGGCCAAACTTTGTATTAACTTCTTTCTCAGTGATGTTCTCAATAACGTAACTCATTTGATCTCCAATGCTGTTTTATCTTGCCAAGTTGTACCAACGTCTACGCCAACCTTTAGTTGACATGGAAAGTCGATGTTAAAGTATTGTTTAAGATACAATGGTGCTTTCTCCAAGGTATCTTTAGCTATACAAGCTGCATCGTAACACACATCTTCTTCTGTGTCAAGTAGTACGCTGTCATGCACAGTCATTACTAATAATGCTTTGCGTGATAGGCCAGCTTCTTCTAGCTTACGTAACAAGATACCTACCATCATAGGCACTACGTCACCTGTTGCAAAGCCCTGAATAGGCCAGTTCTTAAGTTCTGTAGGACTGAATGTTAGTTCTCCTGCTTTGTAGTCACTAGCGTATTTCTTGAATACGTAATGTCTACCTGTTGGACTAGGGTGATAGTAGGTATATTGCGGCCCACTAACACCTTCTTCATAACTGATTACTGCTTTGTCATTTGCTTCCTTTACAATTGATTCATGGTATTGCTTCACTCCTTTGTACCTAGTGTAGAACGTACTAATAAACTTCTTAGCTGTTGCTCTATCACAGCCACTCTGCGCCATAAGAGTTGTAACTCCACCTCCGTAAACGAGCAAGAAGCTAAATCGTTTAAAGGGCTTTCGTTCAGCATCTGTAGGATAGCGTCCGTACATCCCGTTGTACAGTTCTCTGTGCATATCTCTGCCATTGTTAATATCCTCAATGAGTTGTTTATCGTCAGCTAGATATGCCAGAGCCACCATCTCTAGTTGTGAATAGTCAAGCTCTAATATCTTACCATTAGGAAACCTACTGATGTATGCACGTTTAACGTCACCTGCATCAGTTTGATTCTGTAGGTTAGGATTAGTAGCAGACAATCGACCTGTCTTTGTAGAGCAATGATTAAGATTAGGATAGATATTATTATCAGGGAATCTTAAGTCATTAAGACCCTCATAATAGGTTTCTTTAATCTTCTTTGCATTACGCATTATTAGTAACTGCTTAGCAAGCAAGTCACCCTTTGATGACAGACCTTTAAGCACCGCATCATCGACACTGTAATAACCACCTTTACCTATCTCGGTAGTTGGTTTATAGTCCCCTTCAATTATGTTTATCTTCTCTACGTTCTTATACTTAGGCTTGCCATTCTTATATTCACCAACAAGTTCACGCACTACATATTTCTCTTGCCCTCCAAAAAAGTATAATGACAATTGCTTAGGACTCATGTAGTCTAAATCACCCGCAAGTGATTTAATAATCCCAGCAGTACGATCAATTAACTTACCATATGAAGCACATGACTTGTTTACATAGACCCAGTCTACGTACATGCCATTACGATTCATCTCAATGGTGGCACGTAATGCATCCATCTGTACCATCATCAAGGGTATCAACCCTAGTTCTTCTGCTTCTAACCATTGCTTCTTAAAGATAGCTTCTGTGTTAAGCACATCATCACGTAGGTATTTATCAAGTTCTGCTACTGGTATGTCTTCTGTACGTACACCTGCTTTCCAATACTCCTTAATCTTGTCATCCTTCAGTGCATGTTCACCAATGTATTCAGCAGTTAACTCGTCAAGACTTGCATATAAATGTCTCTGTCCTGATAGAATGTATGCCGCAAGTTGTGTATCCCATATACGGGGCAGAATGTTACTAGTAAGACGATAGATATATAGTAAGTCAAATTTAATGTTGTGACCAACTACTAATGATGCCTTATCTATTTCTTCTAATACAATATCTGCATCCACACCTGTACTACAGTAGTGGGTAGTTACACGTGACGCACCTACGCACATAAAACCAGCGGCAATAATTTTATTACCTATCCACATAGGGTTAGCCTTGTTGTTACCAACAGGACAATCCATTGTAGTTTCTAGATCAAGTACTAGCGTGTTGCCCATTTTGATTTATACCTCGCCTTTGATGGTTCAATCTCTACTTCAAAGCACCCGTGTCTATGTGCTTCTAACGTGTCTTTACCTCCGAATAGTTTGTTCTTAGGCACGTGAATAAAACGTTGTAAATCCATTGCTGGTTCGTTACTCTTACCAATGGTGATGATTGCATCTGCTTCTCCAATTTTGTCAGTCTTACTACCACGTAGTTGATTCATTTGAATCCACTTCTCACCCTCACCTGTACCATCTACCTGCGATATGGCTATCACTGGACAATATTCTTTAGCCAAGTCTCTAGCCCACTCATACAGCTTACCAATGCGTAAGTCATCACGTGACTCGTTACTAAACCCATGCACCTTATCTAGTTGGTCAAAGATAATAAGACCGGGTTTAAACTCGGCAAACAACGTGCTAATTTTATTTACACTCTTGATGCCACTATCATCATCTAACACTAAGAATCGTTCACCACCGTTACTAGTAAACTCTGTCTCATACACACTAGGGTTAGCTAACAAGTCACCAGTAGTAACACCATTGAATGCCTGTATCACACGCATCATAACCTTGGTACTTGATTCCTCATTGTTAATCCATATGACATGCTCATCAGGTTTCAATTGACTCATCATATAGCTTGCTTCACTAGCTACGAATGTAGTCTTACCACTCTCAGGTCTAGCCGCAACAATGATGAAGTCACCCTTACGTAGTGGGCCTAGTGCTACGTTCAACTCTTTAAGTCTCCAGTCCAATCCTCCTGTAGCAACAATCTTAGATAGATAAGATAGGCTAGGGCTAACGAACACATCTTCTTTTTCAACACTTGAGCCAATCTCTTTCTTGTAGTCGTTGAGCAATGGTTCAATGGATGTAAGCTCACCACCAGCACCTGTGCCAATCTTCATGCATACATCGTAGATACGTGTGGCATAGTCAACCTCAATTAACTTAGCCAGAATATCCTTAACGATGGGTGGTTCATCTACCATACTTTCACCTAACCACATGAATGCTTGTTCATATAGCGCAGGGTCTTTTATCTTCTTACCACGTACAATGTTAAAGAATGTATGAAACTCATTTATATCTACCTTAGTTCTACTAGGATAGTTATCCCAATATTCACCTAATACATTAAATATATCTAATGTAATAGTTGATACATTGTGTTTCTTTACATGGTCTTTAAATCTATTATACGTATCTTTCTCACTAACTACTGTTAGTAAATCTATATCGTATGACATTACAGTTCCATTTCTTTTAAGCTTTCAATGTTAATCTCTTTTGCTTGAACAAAGTTCATACTAGTAACAACTTTGAATGTTGGACTAAGTTCTCTGAACAAAGTCATAGCACCAGCATGACCCGCTTCATCATCGTCTAACCATATCACAACTCTATCGTATGTGTCAAGCATTGTTTGTGTTATGTGTGATTTATTTAACTTAGTGCCTAACAAACACAATGATGCATACCCTGCCATACTTAATTTATAACTACTGAGTAAATCTTCTACAATAACTAATGTTTTATTACATGCACCAGTAAGCAACCACTGTATATTATTATCTTTATTATATGTCAAATACTTTGGTTGTTTATCATACCTACGTACTTGATAACCTACACACATGCGATCATACCATATAGGTAATATAATACCCTCTTTATATTCTCTAATTCTATAGTCAGAACATTCTTGTCCTGTAAAACCATACTGAGCCAGCCATAATTGCCCCCGTATATCAAAGTCATCATAGTGTGCTCTTGCTCTTGCATGTATCTCAGAAAAATTTTTTACATCAGCAGGTACAAGAATTGCTTTTGCACCCATTAACTTCATGCGTGATGTAGTTTCTCTGTGTCTATAATAACCACTATCACCACAGTTAAAACAGTGCCACAGATATGCATCGTCTACATGCTTAACTCCGAATCGTTTACGTGTGTCCACACCCATAGAACAAGTAGCATGATTGTATTTAGCAGAATGTCCTTCTTCAAGTTCTTCATAATCAGGTGCATTACTAGTAAGCTCTTTCAATGCTGCATGTCCATACAGTGTTGTCATAGTTCAACTCCAAAATGTTCTTTAATCATTTCTTTAGCATCAAACATACCGTCTTCCCAACCCACTTGATAATCAGTGCTTTTGTCCCGACGCAATTCCTGAGTGTTAAGAACGGTATATCTCAACTGTTCAATACATTCCCTAACAATCAACTCGGCGAACCGTTCAATCAACACAATTTGTTTGGTGCTCTCAAGATATTCCACACTCATGCCCACTTCGGTGGCCAGTTCTCGAATTCGTTCATTCATTTGTATTATCCCAAAATTCATTACACTCAGGTTCTTCGTATGGTACTACAACAAAGTATGATTGTCTATACTCATTTGATTTTGCTGTGAATCGGTAACACTTATCCCGCATAGGACAAATTAAATTACGTTTCTCATCTGCACCTTTACACATTGTAATATCAGCCATAATATCTCCATTAAATTATTTAATTTCTACTACATTATCTATTGACCAATCACAAAGATCGTCTCCTTTGCTTCTTTCAAATTCTCCACCATCCATATCATTTGCTATTTCATAAGCTTGGTCTTCATTTTCAGCGGTAACAGTAGTATACACATATGTTCTATACGATGCACAAACTTTATATGTCTTCATATTATTCCTTAGTTACAGATAATTAATGATGACAGACCTTTCGGTCTGCCGTACATCACTCACCAAATACTTTGACGTAGAATTCTTGCACAGATTTTACATCATCAGGGGTAAGCTTCTCAGTGAATGCAACCTGCAATGCATACTTAGCATCGTAGCGTTGGCACTTACGACCCCAATTAATCAGGGTACGTGGTGACATAGTAAGACCAATCTTACCTGTGTCATACGCATTACGCACAAGACCTGCAACACGCACCATCTTAGTAGCAACATCTTTAGCAATGTTACTCTTACTAGTAATGATGGCTATCTCGTGCTTAGCATCAAGGTATGCAAGACGGATAGTGTTAGTGAATCGGTCAATGGTTGCACTGTTCTGGATACCTACACCAGAGAACGCACCTGTAGTGTCACCTTGTCCAACAGTGTTACCTGCAAACACCAGTCGGAAGTGTGCATCAGGTACGATGGTACGATCAGCAGACGTACCGGGCTTCTCTTTGAGATAGAGATAACCACCATCTTCTAACAAGTTCTGCATACCCATAGCAATCTGAGGGGGCATCAGTTCCCACTCATCTACAAGGCACACAGCACCATACTTACATGCTTCAGTGATAGCACCATCTTTCCACTCAGTACCTACACCTACACTAGCAGTGAGCATACCGAACAATGACGCACTCTCAATGTCACCTGACATATTGATACGAATGAACGGGCGGTTAAGCTTAGCACACACATACTTAACTAGCGATGACTTACCGCTACCTGTAGGGCCTGTAAGCAAGCTCTTATCGTTGTCTTCGATACCTGCTACTAGTAATGCTGCTTCATTACGTTGCACCACATAGTCAGCGTCAGCAGTAGGTACAAGACGTGCTACCTCTGCATCTGCATTGTCAGCCAATACAGTGACAGCGAAGTCACCGAAGTTAGGTACATAGCCGAACACCTTACTGAATAGCTTCTGACCATCTGACAATGTTACTGTCTTCTCTACCTTGTCAGTAGGGGTTAGTGTAACCTCGGGTGTAGAAGGTACTTTACCCAAGTGTGCTGCGATAGCCTTAGCTACTTTGTCGTTGATTTCTACTGCCATGTTAAATACTCCTGTCTAAGATTGAAAGAATTGTGCCTGAAAGATTAGCAATGTCTTTGACTACTTCATGCTTCTTATAAAACAAACGAACATTATCGTCACAAATACCAATACCATATATGTCTACCCCACTAGCTTCAATGTCTTTAACTACACGTGCTGTGTACGCTGTAATGTCACCATGTGAATCACGCCCTGCGGGACTACCATCGGACAATACTAGTAACACCTTACGTTGTTCACGACGCATACCTAACACATACGACGCATACGCTAACGCATCACCATCTGTATTCTCCCACAGACAGCCACTAGCCACAGCAAAACGTTTGACTAGATCAGGTGTAGATACACGCTCACCGAAGTCATTGAACACCCATATCAAAGGGTCGTCATTACCTTCTGAGTTGGTGAAACCTAGCACATTGAATGCTATGTTAAGGGGCTTCAATGCTTCTGCCATAGCACCAGCACCAGCACATGCCATCTCATACTTCTTACCTGACATACTACCACTACAGTCTACAAGCAATGTAACAGCCGTGTCAAGTGTGTCAGATACGATACGCTTACGGAACACACGGGTACTAGCTTCAGTGTTACCTGACAATAGTTTATGCAAACTACCTGTGTGTAACTTACCACGTTTCAATCCGTACTCGTACCTGTCCCTGCTACGTGTCTGCAATCGCATACGCAACTGATTAGCTAATGGCTTAGCATTACTAGTAATGTATTTGGATACATTATCTGCTTTAAAATAACCCTCACTACGACCCTTAACTGCACGATGTAACTCAGGGAATCGCACGATAATGTACTCATCCTTATGCGGTATGGTATATGCACCCTTGGTATCGGCTTTGTCTAGCATAAGGTGAATACCTGTGCGACTAGGCTTATGCTCATGCCCAATGGCTTTGATAAGCTTCTCTACATCTACAAGTCTATCTTCCTCATCACCCTTACCCTCACCTGCTTTCTCACCACCATCTGCTTCACCATCACCCTTACCCTTAGCTTTACCCTTACCACCCTCACCCTTAGTTTTACCTTCCTCAGTGTAGTCTTCAGGTTTAGCGTCAAACAAGTCAATCAAGATACGCTTAGCTAGATCATACACACGTTCACCCACATCTAGCCCTGTGTCACAACGCAATACTAGTAACTCATCGGTATATTTCTCAAGCTTGTGTAGCTTGTCAATACCATCATCATCTAGCATACTACCCATAACATCACGTGTCTCAGCAGCATTACCTATCCATGTACGTAGTGCTGCATCCCACACAAACAGAGGTAACGTCAATCGTTGTTGCTCTGATAAGTCTGTATCTGTAGACTTCATACGCTTAACTATGTCATCTGCATACAACACCCAGTAGTTGTTACTAGTAATGGCATCACCTGCATACTGACTATCGTTGATAAAGTCAATACGATGGTCTTCGATAAGGTTATTAATCAAAGCCAATAACCCTGTAGGTCGGTGCTTGTTAAGCACCTCAAAGTCGCTGTAACTGATATGGCTTGTCTCATGCTTTACATAGTAACGCATACGTGTCAGCCACTCAGCGGGAGTAGTACTAGTAATGGATGGCAACCACATCATGCGCCCATCTGTACGTGGTGTACTTTCGGGTTTGTCCCACACAACTTTGATTCCACTATTCCTAGCACAACCTGCGACGTAAGTCTCAAAGTTGACTACATCTAGATAATTCATTAATTCACCTTTGTAACATCAGGATACATATAGGTAACGAATATACGATGATACTCGCTATCTAACCAGTTTTCCACTGCTTCGTCAGCGGGTGTTTTCTCAAAGAATTCTTCTATTTCCTGTATAACTGCATTAGCTTCAGCAAATGATTTGAATTCCCTTATTCTATTCGTTGTCATTCCAGACCTCCCAAAAGAACCACCCCACATATGTACATGCTAAAAATATTACTACAGTGTCGATAATATCCATGATGACAGACCCTTATGTTAATTTTTGCACCAATAGAATGAGAACCCAAAACGAAACACCTTAACAAAATGTAAACCACCTACTTTTTTATAGGAAAGTCTTTTCTTAGTGAGCTTCATATTACCCTTTCTTTGATAATACATCAGATACTTGCATACCCAACCAAAAACCACACGTTACTAGTAACGTTGTTACTGCATAATACCCGTTTATGGTATACATGCAATAGGTAATTACCAGCGAGATAGCTACAGATAGTAGCATGTTAGCTAACGTATACATCATTTTATCTCCAAGTGTTATGTCGTTCAGCGACGTGTTCCAAACCATCATATTCTTCGATGTACCAATTCACACCATCAGGTATTTCCACAATTTTTAAATCAGCAAAGTGACCATTAACAGCAGTCCCTTGTTCTTCTATCATCGCAACAAAAACAGGGCAATCTCTAGGTATGTCACCTTCAAAAAAATACTCATCTGTGATACCTTTACGACCTTTGTATTCATCCAATGCGGCATCAGATAAACTGAAACCACCAAAACAAGCATTAATCACAATTTTCATGTTACCTCCGTTGAAAGTTACTAGTAATGACCCTGATTCAAGACCATTACTAGTAACAAGGGCTTACGCCCCTGCTACTTATTGCACCGCTTGATAATCTTGCACCATGCGATGAGCCAGTGCTGCATATGCATCAGCGATAGTTGACATTTGCTCACGTGTAAACTGCTCACGTGTGTCGCTATCGTATTTCTTACCTGCCTGTTCGATGAATGCCATCATACGGTCGAAGTCAGTCTTCGCTTCATTCAATTCTGATTTACCCTTGGGCATTGGATTGCCATTGTCGTCATTCTCAAAGCCGCCACCCTCATCACGTTTCCACACGTCAACGTTATTAGTAATGGCTTTGGATACCACACACTTAGCAGAGCGCAGACTATTCTTTTCTTCTTTTGATAACTCTCGGATATTGTTCAGGGTTTCCACTAGATTTTTGTGTGTAGATTCTAACCCTTCCACATTTCTAGGTGTATATGGATAGCATGTGGCACGTACATAATTTGCCCATATGCCTTCCCCTGCGCTACGTGATGCATCCTTCGCATCCTTTGATGTAGACAATGCATTGCGTAATTCGTTTTCGTATGACATGATGTTCCCTTTTACAGTTTGATTTGATTTACTAAGGCTTGGTTATAGCACACGTTACTAGTAACATGCACTATAGAAAACCCTAGGTTTTCTTGGTAACATATCCCCTTTGCCATCAGGGTTTTACCTGTGGTTTTCACCACCGCACTGCTCAGGAACTCGTATGGACAGTGTGCATGCCATAGTCAAAGCTTTCCTACACGTTTTATAGAGGGTACGTATTCCTCGTTTGATGCGATGCATGTTAACATGTAAACCTTACACGAAACTTACATCCATCCGGTTAACTCCGATCAATCAACCGATGCACCGATATTAACAGCGATTTAAAACCTTGTCAACCGTAGGGCTATTCACCCTGTTAGTTACTAGTAATGAATCATTGCGTCAACCGATGCCTTAAATGTAAACGATGAACCTTACAGCAACCTTACAACTAAAATAACCTAGTAGATTTAAGGGATATTATGGCACAATTATTGCTACGTGCGTGGGCGCACATGTATATAATATTAGAATGTTTTGTATATCTACGTACTACTGTATGTATATACAGTGTTAATAAGCTGTGGATAACTATATATATCTTATTGATAATGCCTTATCATTATATAACTATATGATGTTACTAGTAATATTATATAAATATATATACTATAACTATATATACTACCCGGTTATATTATATAAAGAGATATAATATACTTATATACTATACTACTACATATACTATACTTATATATACTATACTTATATATATTATTATAGTATATTATATATATATGTATATTGTAGTACTATTTCAGTACTTCTTCTTCTATTTTTAGAACTTTTGTACTATGGCTGACCCACTAAGGGGGGTAGGGGGGTTGGTTTTATATTGCAATGATGCTCAAAATTACCTCATAGAAATTAACTTGTTCAGATGTTTTAATCTAATTCATTTAAAATGGGAAGTTCCCTCCCACCCACCACATCCTATTTAAAACGATTTTAAGGGGGGTAGAAGGCTAGGAAAACAAAAAGGCTATGGTAGGGTAGCCTAACAGGTATAAAAGGGGCTTAAAACGCCTTTAAATGAATCTAGGGTAACGTCTGTTCATTAAACACCACTAAGCCATCCAACAAATAGCCTAGCGGCTGGTTTTACTAAAGGATATACATGGCTAAACTTACATTATCGACAATAGGTAGTAGATATGGCTCAATAGATGCGTTGAATGCCAACTTTGATGCCATTGAAGCTGCATTAGAAAATACCCTCTCTCTAGATGGCACTGCCCCTAACGGCATGGAAGTTGATCTAGACATGAATAGTCACAAAATTATTAATCTGTCTGACCCTACAAATAACGGGGATGCAGTTACTAAGGGTTGGTTGCTAGAGCAAGAAGGGAATGCAGCCGCTAGTGCGGAAGCAGCAGCCTTGTCAGCTTCTCTGGCTGAGCAAAGTGCAGTGGATGCAGCCGCAGCAGCGGCATCTTTCGACCCTGACCTCTATGCTGAGAAGTCAAACAACTTGTCTGACCTACAATCTGTAGTTACAGCACGTACCAACTTGGGTCTAGCCATTGGTACAAACGTACAAGCATGGGATGCTGAGCTAGATACATGGGCTACCAAGACTGCACCTACAGGAGATGTGGTAGGTACAACAGATACACAAGCACTATCTGGTAAAACCCTCACAAACCCTACAGTTACCAACTATCTGGAATCTGTTGTAGCCATAGGCAACTCGGGTACAACTAAGACCCTAGACCTAACCAACGGTACAGTGCAGACAGTGACAATGACAGGTAATTGTACATTCACTATGCCAACAGCAACTGCTGGTAAGAGTTTCATCCTCATTGTGTCTACAGGTGCAGGTAGCTTTACAGGTACATTTACATCTGTTAAATGGTCAAATAACACTGCCCCTACCCTTACAACCACAGCTAGTAGATGGGATATTTTGTCATTCTTTTCTGATGGTACGAATTGGTATGGCAGTTCAGTACAGGCATTCGCATAATGTTATCAGCTAAAAAAGAACTCTTTACATCAGCAGGTGGCGGCTATCAAATTTCACGTTCTGTGCGTCTGCGTTCAAGTGCAAGTGCTTATTTTAGTAAGTTTATTGGAACAGCAAGTAATCGTAAAACTTTTACATTTAGTGGTTGGGTAAAAAAAGCAATTGTTGGTAGTTCAACAGGGGCTGTACTTTTTTGCTCTACTGATAATTCAACATCTACTGGGTGGCTGCATTTTAATGCGGCTGCAGTGGGGTCGGCAGATACACTAACATTTCAAGACCAGTTAAGTAACACTGTGTTGGTAACAACGCAGTTGTTTCGTGACCCATCTGCTTGGTATCACATTATTGTTGCAATAGACACCACGCAAGCAACAGCAAGTGATAGAGCAAAGTTATATGTTAATGGAACACAAGTAACAGCTTTTTCTACTGCTACATATCCTGCGCTAAACGCTGACACCAATTTTACTCGCCCATCACCTTTTATTCATACGATTGGCACACAGCTTGCAGGTGCTAGATACTTTGATGGTTATTTAGCTGAAATTAACTTTATTGACGGACAAGCGTTAACGCCTTCTAGTTTCGGAGAAACCAACGCAGTCACTGGCGTATGGCAACCTAAAAAGTATGCTGGCACATACGGCACAAATGGCTTCTATCTGAACTTCAGCGACAACTCAGGAGCAACAGCGACAACCATTGGCAAGGACAACTCAGGCAACGGCAACAACTGGACACCCAACAACATCAGCGTGACTGCTGGTGTGACATACGACTCCATGCTGGATGTGCCTACGCCTTATGCGGATGGTGGAAATGGGCGGGGGAATTACGCTGTTTTGAACCCTGTTGATTTAGGCTACAGCGCAACATTAAGTGAAGCAAACCTAAAAGTATCAACAGCATCTTCGGGTAATGCGGCATCTGCATCCACTATGGCTTTGAGTACCAATACATATTGGGAGGTAACCATTGGTTCAAATTCTCAAGTTGGTTTGATTTGGGGTAGGGCAAGTGATGCTTATGGAAACTCAAGTATTTCTATGTTTGCAAATGGCGTAACTGGCTCATTGGGTAATGCAACACGCACATTGTCTGCAACGCCATCGTGGTCTAACGGAGACACATTAGGTTTCGCTTGGAATAACTCGACAAGAGTTTTGACGCTGTATCAGGCTGGCTCTGCTACTGCTGTTATGACCATGACAACGCCAGCAACAGGTGACCCCAATGTCGCAATAACAAACTATACCAGTGGGGCTGTGATGAGTTCACAGGTTAACTTCGGTCAACGCCCATTCGCCTACACGCCACCAACAGGTTTTGTTGCACTGAACACGCAGAACCTGCCTACGCCTACGATTAGTAAGGGCAACCAGTATTTTGATGTGGTGACCCGCAGCGGAACTGGCGCGACTTACACAAAAACTGGGCTTGGATTCCAGCCAGACTTCGCATGGACGAAGTTGCGAAACACAGCTTACAACCATTATTTGCAGGATTCAGTACGCGGTGTTGC